ATCATGACAGTTACTGGAATACTAAATAGCGTTGCGAACACGAGTTCGACAAACGAGAAGAAACGGATTCTTCAAGAGACGAAGTCTGAGTTGTTTGCTGAGATATTCAAGCACGCGTACGATCCGTTTATTACTTTCGGAGTTTGTAAACTCGACACATCGGGAATCGCGTATGCTGACAGTACTCCCGACAATTGGTTCGATGAGGTGTTTGAGGTGTTAACAAAACTGTCACGTCGAGAACTCACCGGGAATGCAGCAAGAAATGCTGTTTACGAGGCCCTCAGTAAGGCCACGCTACTAGATTCCATCACGATGGTAAAGATACTAAACAAAGACTTAAGAATTCACTGTGGGACACGTGTAATCAACAGCGTATATCCAGACTTACTGCCAGACGATTTCTGCATGTCTGCGATGAAATACGATCCGAAACGAATAACATACCCAGTTTATGCAGATACGAAACTTGACGGTGTTAGATGCACTGCAAAGATTGATTCTGACGTGAAGCTTTTCTCACGCAACAACAAAGAATTCAAAAACTATACAACGATCGCAAATGAATTATCAATGCTGACAGAACTGACAGGTCTGACATTAGATGGTGAAGTAACCTGTGGACACTTTCAGGATTTGATGAGAACTCTCGGTCGCAAAAACGGCGGGATTGAGCTCGGAAAAGATGCGATCTATAATATCTTCGACGTCATTCGAAAAGATGTATCATTCGAAACTCGTCAGCGTTTATTACAAAGTATTGCACAATTGATTTTAGATTTGAAGTTATTGCATCTGCGGATAGTCACCGGGAAATTGATTGTGAATGAGAAAGAGTTACTCGAGTTCTACCAGTCTCAACTCGCAGACGGACAAGAAGGTATCATGATAAAAACTCTTGATGGGCTGTATGAATTAAAAAGAAGTTACGCGTGGCAAAAGATGAAACCTGAGTTGTCCGAAGATTTAATGATTGTCAATGTCATTGAAGGAACTGGTAAATACGTCGGTCAACTCGGAGCAGTTGATTGTGTCTTTCGAGATATCGAGAATGCTGGTATTCGAGTGAGAGTCGGTTCCGGATTCAAAGATGATGAACGAATAACGCTCTGGAATGATCGTATAAATCTTATTGGCAGAATGATCGAAGTGAAATACCAGGAACGCACTCTTGACGGGAGTTTGAGATTTCCAATATTTTTGCGGTTCCGCCCAGATAAACAATAAAGTAGTTAACTGAGAAATAAGAAAATGCGAGAAGAAAAATGTTATGCATGCCCTATTCATATAAACCAGCTGAGTACTAAACCAGCCCGGTGCGAGTGTGATGAGAAAATGAAAATGAGAGAAGAAACGACGACAAACGCATGCAATGCGTCAACAATACTGAGAGTGACAATGACGCCTGAAGAAAAAGCAAATAATATATTCGAAGAGTTTTCTAACTTTATGAACGGGACTCGAGTCTTTTTTCGCATTCATCGAAATAAAGAAGGCGGAAAGTGGAGTGAGTCAAACGATCACGCATCTAAAAAAACGATAACTAACTCAGATGATGAAGCGAGAAATGCTCTTTGTACGTTGATAACAGAAATCGATTCGTCTGACAAGCCGTACCGTTTACAGCTCTCTGTGAATAGCAGAAATATCGATAAAGCAATTCGAGAGTTTAAGCGAAGACAGCTGGATTCTGATTACTACGACTACGTCAGTAGACACAGCTTCTATCTCAAAATTAAAAATAATTTTATTTCGTGTCTGATGAATCCATCGAGCGCAGGGACATCATATTTCTTATTTGATTGTGATACTCAGAAAGAGTATGATTTGACAATGAATTTACTACAAAAAGAAAAAGTCGCAATCTTAAAAGACTACTCGACAAAGAATGGTAGACACATCATCACTGAACCACATAATCCAGCACATACGTCAACTCAGACGGTACACGTAAATAAAGATGGATTGCTTTTGTTGTATTGGAAAGAGAAGTTTACAAATGTGGAATAATATGGTATAATATAAACATGCAAACGTTCCTCCCTTACTCAGACTTTTCAATGAGCGCAAAAACGCTCGATATGAAACGTCTTGGGAAACAAAGAGTAGAGGTAAGTCAAATTCTTCAATGTCTTAGAGGTGAAAAACTCGGTTGGCGACATCACCCAGCCGTCAAGATGTGGAAAGGTTATGAAAGTGCATTAGCGCTCTACGGAATGTACATTTGCTATGAATGGATTGCTCGAGGATATCGCGATACTCTCTACGAAAAGTTCGTTCAACTGTATAGGGAATACCCATCTTGGAAGATGCCCGAATGGCTTGGGAACGCAGAGTTCCATCGATCACATCAGTCAAATTTGATTAGAAAAGATCCCGAGCATTATGGTCGATTCGGGTGGAATGTAGATGGTTCACTCCCATACGTATGGCCAACAAAAACTAAAACTAACACATGATAACGGCTGGACAGATGCAGTGGATTTTATTCTGGCTTGCACTATTCAGCGGCAATTCGGGATTTTGGATTGTTTGGCTTGGTGCAATAATATTATTATAATTCTATGAATAAAGAACAAAAGAAATTCAAGAAAGTCGTGAAAGCAAGAAAAATTTCAGTACTCGGCAGAAAGAAGAACGATATTGAAAGAGATGCAAAACGTGAAAAAGTTTCTCGCATGAAAAATGCATATGTAGTTGAAAAGAAAAAAGTCTCTCTTAGCAATTCAGAGGAGAAACAGAGAAAAATCGAGGGACTTCGAAAAGTATTGAAAATCCCAGCAAAAGAAATATACTCGTTGGAAGCGTTAACGAAGAAATTCAATGAAGCATACGCGCATGAGCAAAGAAAATCATTACAAAAAGCGATGTTAAGCGGAACGAAAAATGACAAAAACTAAAGTACTAGAAGCACTCACTCAAGAGGTCGACTGGCGTAAGAATACTAAAAGAACGATGCCTGATGAGTACTGTGAGGGGTTTATTGCGGGATTGAAGCACTCGAAAAAATACATTAAGTCAATACCATGGCAATAGAAATCAGTAATTTCAGCAAAAAGTTCTCGAGGTCTGGCGTGGAGTTTATGACGTCACTCCCAGCGGAGTTTTTGATGCATATAGAAACGCATGTTCTCAATAGAATAACAGATGCAATTGCTACGTCATTTCTACAAAAGTATCAAGAAGAACTGATAGCTTCAATCGACATTGAAGAGTTACGAAAAGAAATCAGTTCTAAAATATCAGACAAAATTACAAATGATTTTGTTGGGACATTCGTAGAGCACACTAATACCCCGCCGGAACCGGAGAGTCAGACTCAAAAATAGACTTTACGCCTGCTCGTATTTTTCGGAAGTTTGTCTTTGTGCCTTCTTCTACGTAAGTAGTCAATTCTGGAATTCCGAGCAGCGCCAGAGATACTGACCAAAATGAATTCCCGCTCCAAACGGGTTTCCCATTTCTTCTGACGTAGATGATGTGATTGGGCACCGTGACGCAATGAATAGAACCCGAATAGTCTATCCAGGAATCTGATTTTTGTTTTTTGTTGACAGCAGGTCTGTTTTTCTGCGTGATGGTTGAAATATTGTAAACACGATGTCGTCCAACTCCGTTTGGCGCGGGTCTACCGATGTTGTTATCAGACCAGTATACATTCGCACTGAGCCCTCTTAAAAAACACAAACGTTGGACTTGATCTGCTAATTGTTTTGAAATCGTACTATAGCTCGTCTGCGTTTGACCATTCTTTAATTGTTTTCTAGAGCCGTCACCTAACACCAATGCGTCATGCAAAATAGTCAATTGTCTACTAGACAGTTCAAACACCCACTCTGGCAATTTTTTGTTCAATGACCCATGCCCAAGATTTTCATCGCACCATCTAGACAATTTCGCAGAAAAGAAATATGTGCTGCCATCATAATTATCTCTGTGGGCCTGTTTGACGTTGAAAGGCAACTGTCGTAATGAAGAAAACATTCGATCTGCTTTCTCTCCCTGCTTTTGCGCAATACAAATATATTTTCCTTTTAGTGTGAATCCTTCTGATACGTAATATCCGATAAATTCAAGAAAGATGTCCATCGAGATACGGTGTTCATAGAATTCAAAAATATCTTTTTCTTGCCCAAGCCATTCTGCATTCTTTCTGTATGAAATAATTTTCCCTTCGATCTCACGTGGCTGTTTCAATAAATATGGTTTTTCATATCCATCGCTAATATACATTTTATGTAACGGAGTAACGACTAGATCGACTTGAGTTGTTGCAATTTTATACATCTTTCCAGAATACTGTTTGTTGATAATATCAGTGGGTTTTTGATATTCGATAAAACGATCTTCTTTCAGTGTAGCTATTTCATCTGCATATAGCACGTCTTTGAAAAATTTCCAGCCCGTTCTTGTCAATACTTCTGTTTGATCGTCATAACAATCTCCATGGCCCTTAGTAGATTGTATTGCCTCAAGTGAATTTGTCACTGAACAGATTTGCGTAATGAGGCGATCGTCATCAATCAATTCAATTTGAGAGCGCTCTACGACTTTGTCGAATGCCGTAGCCATCGTCTGTTTCAGTTTTTGACTGAATACGACAGGCACCATCTGCTTTGGAAGCAATCCTTGCTCGTCGAATGATTCGAATTCTCCTCGAGTATTATCGTAGTAGAGACGATTGATTCCAAAGTTCTTAATAACCATTTTCAAGTACTCCAGCTGAGTCGGTGAGTACTCGTAAAAGTCTTTGCCATTCGAATATGACCACCCGTCCATCCACTTCTGATGAATCATCACAAGCTTCTGATCGGGTCGATGTTCAAGTACTGTCAAATGCGAAGGGTGAGACTTTTTTCCGATATCAAATCCAGCAATGACTTCACCCTGTTTTGGATATTGCAATCTTGCTTTGTATGAAACAATGTCAGGATTGATTACTTTTTTTACTAAATAGTCTCTAGAAAAGAAGCCCTCCGTTGAATAGACTGGGGAACACAAATACTCTCGTTTGAAAATTCTATCTGTACGTTCAATTCTTTTGATTTCTAGTTCAGGAAGGTCCATCCATTCCGGCCAAAGTGCTTGACCTTGGTCAGTAATTGCTGGTAAGATCTTTACAGCAAATCTTCCTGTGATGTCTTTGTCGAAGTAAAAGTCTTCATCCGTCTGTGGCGTGCCCGCGACATGCAATTCACCGTCGACTTCGTTTGGCATGTCCAGAATGTTTGACTTGAAAATTTCATTGATTTTCTTAATAATTGTCGGGTTGAGTTGATTTTCTGGATCTTGGAATGGGTCATCCACGTAAACGTAATCACAGTGAATGCCGCGCTTGAATTGAATCAGACCATGCGGTTCGAGAGTTAAATAATGCTTGTCATCCCAAGTGTATCTCATCACAGATTCAGCAGTAGATTTTTTATCTTTGAGATGACGAAAGTATGGATTTGCTGCGATCGCCTGTTTTACTTTTGAAACGTGATAACCTGCCATGTCCTGACTAAACGAGAAGTAGTGCATTTCAACGCTCATCTGTGGAAGTTCAAACATTATTTTCCACATTATGTGTGCATAAAACGAGTAGCTTTTGAAATGATTACGGGCTGAGACTCGTATCGTGCGTCTATTCTGAGAAAGAAGTCGAGCAGTATTGTCAACGTGCTCTCCACCAATAAAATGTGAAGAGCTGAGTGAAAAGATATTGTTTACGAAATACACAAAATCAGACGATGCGTTTGTCATCGTCGTAATTTCATCATGTGAAAACGGAAGTATATCTGAGTCAATCATTAGAGCACAT